TTGGCATCATTCTTCTCATTTGACCTACTTGTTGGTTTTCAACACTGTTAAATAACATGCCAGGAATAGTAGCGTTTTTACAAAAGAATAACATATCTCTTTCGTTAGCTCGTGAGGTAGCTTTAGCACCAGATATTTGAACCTGAAATAGAGAACCTTTGGCGGGTCCTCCGAACCAATCCATCTGTGATTTAAATTCATTAATACTAAATGGCATTACATACCTCTTATAATTTTTCTAGAGTCGGCATAAACCTGGGTCGTGGTCGCCCCGACAAATTTTTGTGTTGGCAAGAACAAAGCCACATCCCATTCAGTTGGATTAATATAAGCTGGTTTTGATCTCACGTGCGCGGTTAAATAATGCTTAATACAAGGTTTAAAATGCCTAAACTTAGTAGTACCATTAAGTATTTTATAGTTTGCAGTTAATCTTGTTGTATCATTAAACGCTTTATTATTCATTACAGTATATAATTCATCCATTAATTTTGCTCTAAACGGAGGTGGTAAATAATGTAAGTTAATTCCAAGAAAACCACCCTTTGCTTTATTTATAGGAAATATCAGTGGAAAGCGGTCATAATATGGTAATGTGTCTTTATGTTTTGGATCATATGCAAATAAGTACATATTACCTAATAAAAACCGCGCGTCTTGTCGTCTATTTTGATCTGTTCTAAGTTCGCGTATTAGCCTATCTGTTTGGTTTCTCTTTGGTAACGCTTTAGCTTGGTTTCTATACCATTCACGCGCGTCCTGAGTACGACCAGGAACCTGACCGGTTCTGATACCTTTAAGTAATATATCATCAAATACTTTAGCCATTTATTTAATTCCTAATTGGTCTTCTGTGTATATATCAAAATCCCAGCCACGTTGAACACAAAATGCTCTGGCTGCTTTCCACTTAGCTTCGTTTACGCCCCAAGTTTTAACCTCGTTTAAATATCTGCGAGATATTCTACCTTTATCTGTTTTCATTTTAGAACGATCGGGTGGTTTCGTCTGGTGCTTGGGTTTAATTTCTATCATTAACGTTTTAGTTCCTCCGCTAGGAATTTTTCTATTCACCACAACATCTGGATAATATCTATGTCTCTTACCGTCAACTGGTGAATAATAAGGAACAATCACTTCTTCACTTTGCCACCAAACTACATCAGGATGGGAATCTAAATACCTAAAAAATTTAAACTCCCACATAGACCGATAAATAATCTTAGTCGGGTCTCCTTTGTATTTTCGTGGATTTTTTGGTTTAAACCTTCCACTATAAGCCAAGCGACACCTCATAATCTGTTATAAATAGTCTTATAACCTATTTATAACCCAAAGGCAACGGTAAAACAAATGTTCGGTAGACAGCGCACAAGAAGACCTGAATACTTTAGAGCAGAAGAACTTTCTGCAAGTGGCTCAGGCATTTTAAGGTTTCCAGATAAACCGCAACCGCATACAATGTTACTTGTTTTCAAACGATATTCCTATGAAAATTTTTCAAACGGAACGTTTAATAGATTACAAACAACAGGATCGCGTACTAGCTCAGTATCCTCTCGGCAATCAGGTATTTCTTTACGAAGTACAAAAACTATCGAATTGCCGTTTCCAAAACAGTTAGTAGATACCACAGGTCTAGTTGTTAATGGTATGTCAAGAGATCCACTTATGGAATCTGCAGCTACCGCGCTTAATAATTTTGCGCAGGGAGGCAATTCTACTTTAAGTGATATTCCTGGATTACTCCAGTCGGGTGGTGCTGATGTCGCCAGAGCAATGGCGAGTGGTTCCAGCGGCGGGCTCGGAAGCGCCATTAATAGTGTTGCCGAGGGAATTGCAAAAACTAGTACATATGATGCTGCAACTATCGCACAATACTTATTAAGAAAAATGCCATTAGGTATTGGAGATGCGCTCGCTCCTAGTATTAACCTAGCCACAGGACAAACACTTAACCCAAGAGAAACACTTAATTTTGAAGGCGTACAACTTAGATCTCACCAATTTGATTGGGATTTATATCCAAGTAACCAAGATGATTCTGAAAGAATTAGAGAAATTACTAGCGCATTAAAAAGATTTGCGTTACCAGTTACAGAAGATATTGGATCAGGCGCGACATCAATTGCTCGAGCATTTTTAAGGTATCCGCATATTTGTTCCGCGTATTTAATTGGTGTAAATAAAGACCATTTCATGCAATTTAAGCCATCTATGATTCAAAATATTACTGTGAACTACGCTGCTGGAGGTCAAGTTAGTATTATGAAAGGTGGTAAACCACAGGGCGTTAGTATTTCTTTACAAATGCAAGAAATGCAAATTCAGACTGCTGAAGATTTTGGAGCTGAAAGACCTGCACAGTCTGAGGCATCCGCGCTTTATGATATGGAAGCTGATTATCTAAATAGAGCTGCAACTGGGCGAGGATTCTGATGAAGTATTTTGAAAACTTTCCAACAATTAATTACGAGGGATATAGTGTTAAAGACATTACTCGTAGAAACAGTTTTACCTCGATATTTGCGGACAATCCATCTCTTTACTTACCGTTTACTGTTAGGGAAGGGGAACGGCCTGAGGATATAGCAAACTATTATTATGGATCTACCGACTACACTTGGTTGGTATATATGGCAAACAATATTATAGATCCATATCTTCAATGGCCGATGGCAGAAGCAGATTTTAATAATTACCTTATTGAGAAATATGGTGAACAATCTGGTCGCGTTGGAGACGAGGTAGTGGAATGGACAAGAGAAGATAATGGCGATAACATTATCTATTATTACAGGGTAGCATAATGGCAGTTGACATCATTAAACTAGCGCCGGAATCGTTCCAAACAATTTATTTGCGCAAAGAGGACAGAGTAATTTTACGTACAGAACAAGGTCGTAAAATTATTATTAAACGTATTATTCCAAATGAATGGAAAGCTTGGAAAGTATATGACCAAGAATTATATGATAATGAAAATAAAAGAGAAATCTTTTTAATTGATAAAGGTATGTTACCATTGATTACAACAGAGTTTTCACGAAAAATTAAAAGTTAACACATGGCAGAGCATAACCCATCAGCATACGAAATTTCTAGGTGCATTATTACCTCATATGACGGAACAACGAGTAGAGATATTACTTCAAACTTCGTCGGCGGTTTTGAGCTATTCCAATCTATGTTTTCAACCAGCTACAGTGGTGTATTAACCATTTTAGATGGTGCTGGCGTGCTCGATGGTTTACCGATACGCGGAGAAGAAACTTTAGAATTAGATATTACTACATTTGACCAAGGCGAATATAAAGTTTCGCTTGTTGCTCATGTATGGAAAATATCAGACATTAGTCCTTCGGCAAGCAGTGACTCTGTGACATATAACTTACATTTTATGTCTAGGGCGTCATTTTTTGCTTCAACAAATACTAACATTACTGAAGGATATAAAACTTCAATATCGTTTGCCGCGCAAAAAGTTTTTAACAAGTATTTTGGAAGACTTTCTAGCGATAGAAATTATTTTATAGAAGGCACGAATAGAATTAAGCCGTACCAAACGGCGAGTATTCCAATTGAAAACGAAGAAGGACGCAACTTTGTTGTTCAACCAACTGTTGGTATTGCTGGTTTGCTTATTCCAGATCTTTCTGGACAAGAGGCTATGTATATGCTTGCCTCCCGTGCTTATAATCCTGACACACCATCGCTTACATATAGATTCTTTGAAACTTTTGAAAACTTTTATTTCTGCACCGATGAATATTTTATAGCAGATGTTACAGAAGACGAAGTAGTTAATTTATTTTATGCACCTGTTATTGATTATGATGGCGCGGCCGAGGCTCAAACCCAAAGAATCGAATCACTAGAAATTATATCTAAGGGTATTGATACCGTAACAGATATTTACTCAGGATCATATCGCAGTAAGGTTACAGAAATTGATTTAGTTAGAGGCGCGGTTAATTATGTAAACTTTAACTATAGCAGCGAACAGACTGGACCACGCTATATTGATATGTCTGGTAATCCGAGGGATATGAATTTTAATCCTCATACAGAGCAATTCAGAAATGATATGTTCAGAGATGATAATGCCAAAACATTTACTATTTTTAGAGATTATTTGCGCAATGGTGATATACCTAGTTCTTTACGAAACGATCAGTTTTTATCAGAAATTGTCCAAAACAGAACTTCATATTATTACCATTTAAACAATACATCTTTGGGCGCTTCACTGATGGGTCGGCTTGATTTAAGGCCTGGTCAAATTGTAAATTTAAATTTATTATCTTTATCTGGTTTAGACCAAGGGCAAGGATTAAATAAAACTATGTCTGGCAGATATTTAATTCAAGCCGTAAATCACTCTTCAAATAGTGAAGGAAGTTTGGTAACACAACTTAGAATGGCTAAGTTTGATTGGAGTGCGCCAGGCGGGCAGCAACAACCTTCAAATACTGCAGCACCAAGGGGAACTTAAATAATGTCAGGTATTGCAAATCCTTTATTTTTCGTTGGCGTTGTTGAAAACAACAATGACCCAAGATATGAAAGCAGAGTGCAAGTAAGAGCGCTTGGTATTCATGGTACTAAAAAAGAAGTTCCAACAGAGATGCTGCCGTGGAGCATTTTGGCTAAAGGCGATTATGATGCAAACGGTGCTATCGGTAGTGGTATTCCAGAAATTAATAACTTTGTATTTGGTGTTATGCTCGACGGACGCGATGCGCAGCAACCACTTATATTGGGTTTAATTCCTACACAGTTTGCGACTAAATGGGGTGAGCCTGGAGGGCCGGGTGAGCTTTGGGGTAATGTACCTCCTACAAGTGCTGGAGAGATCACATCAAGAAGTACTGCACCTGAGCAATTTGGCCAACCTCAATCTGATAGATTATCGCGTGCAGAAAATCTTGAAGAAACATATGTTTTACAACAGGAAATGGGTAGAACTATGAATATACCCAGCGCTGACGGTGGAACGTTTAGCGAGCCAGCAACAGCATATGATGCATCACCGACGTTTAATAAAGTAATTAAAGTTGGAGACTCTAGCGTTGAAATTGATGCATCGCCAGGCTCTGAACGAATTATGATTCACCACGGCGAAGGTTCTTATATTCAAATTGATGCTAATGGTTTAACAACTGAAAAGACTGTTGACGATAAGTATGAAATTATTGACGGTAAACAACACGTTTCGGCTGGTCGCGGTAGTAATGTTACTATTGTTGGAAATGCTTATGTTAAAGTTGTTGGAAATAAAACAGAAGAAATTACTGGCGACCTACAAACACTGGTACGCGGCAATCATTTATTATCAGTGGGCGGCCAGTCAACACATCAAGCCGGCGTTCAATTACAATTTAGAGCTGCAGATATTAAAACAGAAGCAAATGTTGGTACCTTTTCTATAAAGGCTGCTAAAGAAATGCAAATTGATGCTGGGCAAGGTATCTATTTCAAATCAAATAAAATTTGGATGGAAGCCTCCGATACGTTTAATGTTAAAGGCAATGAAATGTTTATTAATGGAACATCAGATTTTAATATTAAAGGAGACGCGGTTCTTGTCTTGGGCTCCGATGGAGAGCTTTCAGTAAGAGGTACAACCGTTCATATTGATGATAATGTAAACATGGCTAACGGTGATGCTTTACAAGCGGAAGGCGCAGAAGGATCCAAAGGTGCAAGCGGGGTTGAAGCGCCAGAACCACCAGCACAAAGTACAGATATCGGCGGTAGCTCTGGTCAGCACGATCCTA